ACTGCCAAAGCGGCATGCTCATCACCAACGAATGTAGCTGTACCAGAAACAGCAGACTGATCAAATGTGTAATCAGTTGCAGCTAGAGCACGTAAAGAGCCTAGAATTTCTTGGTCGATTTCAACTGTGATTTCTTGTGCCAAAGCAGCCATGATTTCAGCTTCAACATCTAAACCGTGCATAGACTGAGCGTCTTGAGCGGCTTCAAATGTCCAACGAGCTGACAATTTGCGTGTCTTAGCTTCTACTACTTGTTTCAAGATTTGAACGTTGATACGGTTACCAGCAACGCCTTCAAGAGCAGCTGTTGAAGTAGCTTGACCAGTAGTATTACTACCAGAGTAAGCAACAGCAATCTTGAATGGGCTCAATGCTTCGTCACCGGCGTTTGCACTTGTAGCGTATGCTGAAGAATCAGAAACTGAATCTGCATAACGTACACGCAATGTGTGGATCTGAGCAACTGGACCTGTCATTGGTTGTACACCAACGATTTCGTTAGCAATAACGGTAGGCATAACACGACGAATAACTGGTAGAATTACACGGTTAAGTGTAGCTACGTTACCAGCTTGAGTCGCGCCACCTGTAGCGTTCTCTGCCAACATCTTGCGAGTGTTCTCTAGGATTACACCCATTGTTGTGCGGCGTGAGCCTTGTAGGCCTTCTAACAGGGCTTCTTTGGTCTCGCCCCAACGGCTTTCTAATAATGCTTGTGTCATAATATTTCCTCTTTCCTTTTAGGGTTTAATTAAGCCCTGCTAAACGTTTCATTTCATAAACATTTGACATTACGTCTGGTGCTTGTGAAGTTTCAACGGCAGTTTTAGCAGTTTTATCACCAGTAACTTCTACACGCGACTCTGTTAAAGCAACCTTGGCGGTTGGCTTACTAACAGGAGTGTTGTTTAGAACTGCTGGTAGATACTTTTCATATGCAGATTGTAGCTTATCAGTCTGCACACTTTCGAGCAAGTCACGCATAACTGCGGCTTTCTCTTTGTTCAAAGGTTTCAACATTTCGCTAAGTTTTTCTTTGCGTTCTGCCGATTCTTTGATGATCTTGATTTCTGTTTCTTTACTCTCAACTAGAGCTTGCTTGGTTTCAATTACCTGAACTGCTTCAGCCAATTTACCGGTTACTTTCTCAAACTGAGCTTGTAACTCACGGATCTGCTTGTTCTCATTCAAATGAGTACCAGCAAATTCGCTAGCAAATGCTTCAAATAGACGACGGCCAAACATGTTCTCGCGAGCAATTTGGATGTCTTCTTTTAGTTGAGTCAATTCTGACTCTAACGAACTGGTTACGGCCTCTTTAACAGCTTCAGCAGATTGTTTTACAAATTTAGCTTGTAGTTCAGCTAGTTTAGCTTTACCTTCAGCAACCAAGCGAACTTTAGTTTCCACTACAGCTTTCTTGTCTTGCTCAAACTCTTTGATTTCTTCTGCCAATGCACGGATTGTAAAGTTTTCTAACTTGGCAATTGCTGCCTCGTAAGTTTTACGATCTGCACGTAGTTCTTTGATTTCTTCAGATAGTTTGCTAACCATAAAATCATTGAACTTGCTGCTGCTTTCGATCATTTGCTTTTTAAATGCAACACGATCTTCTGCTAATTGTTTTTTTTCGTCTGCGAACTCAGATAGTTCAGCAGTGAGAGACTCTGTTACCATTTTGTCAAGAGCTTCAACCATTACTTGCTTGTCATGTTGATAACGTTGAGCAAATTCTTCGCGTAATTCTGCACGAACTTGTTCCTTGGCTTCAGTAATGCGTGATTCCCATGCTTCGCCAATGGCTTGCTTGGTCTCTTCATTAATGATTCCGTTATCCAACAATGGTTTGATAGCATCTAACATTGGATATTTCTCCTATAATTTTAAATCTTTGATTAGGGCTTCAATACCCTGTTTCAGGTACTTCTGTACTTTTTGATCTTGAGCGGCTTCACGTGCCGTTTCAAATACCTGTATACCGCCACGCATATTCATTAGGCCTTCATAAATGGCCTTAGGATAAGCATGTGGTGCACTAGGCTGTGCTACGATGTCAACGGTAATGATTTCAAAATCACTAACGTGTCCACTTCCTTCATTGACATTACCAGATCCACGGCTACTAACGCCCAGTTTAACGCCGCTTGTCAGCATGGCCTTAACTAGTTCGCCCATTGGAGTTGGTAATACCTTTAATTTGCCAAAACCGCATGGGCCATCCATCCACATTTTTGTGATCATATGGCTTACGCGGTCTAGGTTAATTTTTAAATCGTCTGGATGATCTACTTCGCCTAAAACGGAGTAGCCACCTTTGAGTTGGTCATTGATAGTTGAAACAGCTTTTTCAATTTCGTGGACGGGATATACACGTTCGTTAGCGTTTTTTACGCCTCCTTCGATGAATATCCCTTCCATATAGAGATCTTTACCAGTCCCGTCGGCAGTATCTTCGGTAATAACCTTGATATTTGCCCGGTCAAATGTTAAGTTCTCTTTTAGGTACAAAGCCATTTTCGTGTCCTAATCTATTAACGTACTTTACCACCGATTTCAGACTTCTTGTTAATGGAAGCCTTTTCGGAAGTACTACCAACTTTTTTACCTGTTTCTGTGTCGCCGTTTTTCTCAGCGCCGTGACCAGCAGGTTCAGCCTTTAGCTTTTTGTCGCCGCCTGGTGTATTGCCTACTTTACCAATTAGACGTCCTTCGCCTTTGCTGTACTCGTTGTTTGGCTTGTTGATTGGCTTGCCGTCAACTGCTTCTTCAGCGCCTTCAAAATCAACATGCTTACCACCAAAGTCAGCGCCTGGGCCTACTTCGCTTTTTGTGTTTACAGAAATTTTCTTACCAGCTGCACCAACTGCGTCGCCTTCGTTGGCATCGCCTTGACCGCCGTAGATATCACCAATACGGTCTACGTATTCGCGCATCAATTCGGAACTGGAACGGTTAGAACGAGATTCTTCAGTCTTCTTAGCTTTAGGCTCTTTGGACTCTTCTTCTTCCTCTTCTTCCTCTTCCTCTTCTTCCTCTTCATCAGCTGATTCCATCATGCCCATTTCGTCCATTGCTGGCTCTTCATCGTGCATAGCTGGCATTTCTTCGCCGCCTTCATGGCCCATGATTTCGTCAAACTTAGCCAATAGCTCGTCCAACTTGGCATCAATGTCCATTACTTTGTCTTCAATTTCTTCGTGCTCTTCGTGCTCTTCGTCTGATGCTGGCATTTCACCGCCTAGTTCATCATCTTCTTCGTGGTCAAGGTCAAATCCTTCTTCTTCCTCTTCCTCTTCTGCTTCGCCAACAGATTCTTCGTGACCAATTTCGTCAACCATGTCTTCAACTTGGCTACCGTGTACAGCTTCTTCCATACCTTCTTCGTCCATAATGGACTCATAGATATCACGGCTCTTTTCTACTACAATATCGTGAAATAATTCACGTGCTTTTTGATCTTCATCATTGATGATGTATTCAATTAATTTTTCAAACTTGTTCATAGGAACTCCTTTTTGTAAATGGCTTGTTTAGTATTTACAAAACTACGTAGATAATGGAGTTAAATGGGTGTTTTTTGAAGGATTTTGACAGGAATATTACAGAATCGTTAAATTCCCAGGGGGCCTGCGCCGGCTTCAGGTGCAGGTTGGTACTGCTTTGATATTGATTTTAGTTTTTTTTCGTGCTCTAATTTACGAACGTCGTGACTTTGTCTCAGCTGATTTAGGTGTGCCAGTGTCAGTCGTGTCTTGCGACTGTCGTCCAGTTTTAAGGTCGTTTGATCTTCTTTTTCGCTACGATAGCCAGCAGGAGCAGGGTCAAATAGTTCCATTACATTCATAATATGTATTTACCCTTTTTGAATCAAAGACCCGGGGCTGGAGCCGCACCTGGAGTGCCAGGGCCCATTGGACTGCTCATACCTGCTATGTTAGGACCGCCTGCGGCGCCTTGTGCAACTGGTTCTGGGCCCAAGCCTTCCAGGTCGCTATTGATGCCGCCTGGGCTGATTCCTACACTACGCGGACTTGGAGATTCAACCTGTGCTAACTCTGCATCGCCGCGTTCTTCTGCCCAGGCTGTTTCGTTTTCACTCAGCTCTTGCTCAGTCATGCCTAAGTAACGCTTCATTAACCAACGTTTGGAGAAGTATGGCAAGGGTTCCAACTGTGTAAATGTAGCAATGCGAGCCGAATCAATGTCGGCTTGGCGATATTGTGCAAAGTTCTGTGGCTCATTGAATTGTAAATCAAACAGGCTTCCGTCAATGTTAAATCCGCGCCAGCGCATAAACAGCTTGAACTCTGCATCCAGCTTGTCTGCAATCAATGATTGTAAACGCACACAATACTGGTTAAAACGCCATTCTTGGATCAGGGCTGTACCAACACGTCCGTCGGTGTATGCTTGGCTACCATCTTCGGCTGTGGTAGGCAAGTAGCTACTTGGAATACGCAGTCCACGGAATAATTTGTTGGTAAAGAAGCGCAAGTCAGTAATTTCACCCAGGTTTTGACCGCCTGGGAACACGTCTACACTGGAACCACGCCCGTCTGCCGTGACCGGAAAAAAGTAGTCTTCGTTTTGACTCAATGGATTATAGGTAGCATCCATCATTTGAGCGTTGTTTCCTGTACCACTGGCACTGGGAATACGACGCTGATGTATTTCGTTTTTGATACGTTCCACAAAGGCCATGGCCATGTGGCTGGGCATGTTGCCCACGTCAATCTTGAACACTCTGCGCTCAGGAGCACGTTGTACACGATAGATAATGATTGAGTCTTCCAACAGCTCTTTTTGTTTGAATACTTTGAAAATGTTTTCTAATACAGAGTTACCAAATGGCCAATACACGTCTAGGCCTTCAGTTAGACTAATGTGCATGACATGTTCAGCATTGATAGCCGCTTCATTACGTGCATGACTAAAACGTGAACCACCGCCAAACGGGCTTTGTGGCTGTGCATAAGCGCCCGAGGGTCCACCTGTCTGTGGATGGTTAACATAGGTATCAGTGGTTGCCACTGCGGTAACTGTCAGGTTCATAAAGTTGGGATTTAGATCCTTGATCAAGTACTGCTCAGGCTTTTTGCCTTCACCTTCGTTGACAATTACCTTGGTAACCTTTGACATTTCAGTCCACATCAGCTTGAAGTTTTCTGGGTCACGGATAAACACCTGGTCACCGTACTTGAGTACATTACGCACAATCTTAAACATGCGCTTGTTGAATTCATTCAAGGCTACCCATTGTTGCAGTTGCTCTTTGATAATTTTGACTTCGTTGTCGCTGGGTTGTTCTTTGAACTTGACGGTAAATGCTGTGTGATTTTCGTTGTTCTTTTGAGTACAGAATTCAGCAAGAATGTCCAAGGCCGCGTTGACTTCTGAGTCCATGTCCATTTGCTCGTATTGATTGTAGCGTTCAACACGATTGGGTTGTCCAGTATAAACTTCTGGTAGTTGACTTTGATAGTTCTTGTAGCCAGGCTCAACCGAGCGGCCACCACCCAAGGGACTTACATTACTGGGTAAATTGCTTGTCTTGAAATATTTTTTCCAACCTGCCATGGGATTTTCCTGTTTATGCTATATTTATAGCATATTAGATTGTAGCGTGTAATATCTTGTTCGAAGTATCGCGATGGTCTTTCATAACCGTCAGTAGATCATCCATTTTGGATACCAACTCGCCCACATCCACCTTGACCGGTATGTTACGCCCGTCGGGCAGAGGAATTACCGCTTCTGGACCTGATTCACCGGCTATGGACAGGCCATTGGTAATGCCACCCTTGCCCAGGGCTTCCACATGGAAGTGCGGCGCCGATCCACGATACTTGCTGACTTGTCCGCCGGCTGATTCAATTGATTTGGCCCAGGCACGATCTTCTTCATTGTCGGGTCCGTTTTCAAGCCAGGTCCTGTCGGCATTGACGCCTTTGATGTTTTTAATAGCACTTAGTTTACCAACTACTTCTGCAGGACTCAATCCCTTGACACTGAAATCGGCGGCCTTGCCGTTGTAGTGGCGTGAATCACTGGCATGTTCGCCATCATTCAACGAAGTTGGTTTACCCAGGCTTGCTACCAGCGAAGGCAAAATACCTTGAAGTTCGGGAGTAATCTGTCCACGTGGCAAGACTGTACCCGGACCGGCTCCGGTGCCACCAGCTGGACCTGCGGGTGCTGGTAAAGTTTCACCTTGTCCTTCTAGTTGTTGTTGTTTTTCTTCTGCTTTTTTGTTACTTGCTGCAGTTCCTGGTAAATCAGCAATTATTTGTTCTAATTGGTCAATAACCGATCGCGCAACTTTACCAAAATGTCGCATTGGATCTTCAAGTTCTGTTTGAATATTCTTCTTTAGGGTTTGAAATGATATCGTAGCTTCTCTGTAGCTTGCTGTTAGATCATCTTGAGTTGCTTTGGCTTTTTTAGCATCTTCTACGGTGTCTTGGTGTATACCTTGGTCTTTGTAGGCCATTTGTAGACCAGTCTGTACCACTTGATTAGCTTCGCTTAAACTATTGTTGTACTGATTGGCTATACCAATGCCGTCTCCAGCAACAACACCTTGTTGTATAATAGCGTCTGAATATTTTTTACCCGACTCCTGGATACGACTGATAACACCCTCGGCGTCGACAGATCTATCACTCATTAGTCCAATAGCATCATTATACTTGTTGGCCAGAGCAGGAGTTTGCCCAAAAGCCACTGCGGTTTCACCTGTAACGGTGCCTAAAGTATAAAGTTGTCCTGCGGCTTTTTCACTGCCAGGGCCCAATGTAGAAATAATATTGCGGAATTTCTGCATGTTTTCGGCCAATAGATTTTTATCTAATTGTCCGTTGACCGTTGAGTCTTTGTATAATTTGGCCTGTACTGCTAGTTGTAAAGATGCTGCTTCAGCTCGCGCTTTGGCTCGTTTAACATCTTCACCGGTGTAGTCGGCAATGGCTTTTAGATTGGTTAGATAACGATCTGTACCAGCAGCAAGTTCTTGATCTGTTTTTCCTTGCAAGGCACCGGTACGTGCCAGGATGTTCATGTAGTCAGCTGTGCCGTCGGCAATGTCAGTTATGCTGTAGCCAAGATTCAAAAGGCCATCTCTAAATGGACCCATTTTGGCATTTACTTCGGTAAATCGTTTGATACCTGCATTAACTGATCCGCCAAATTCTGCAAATGCTTCGCTATTGTTTGCAATTATCTTAGAAAATTCATTCTGTGTTAGCATTGCCAAACTAGCAGAAAAACGCATTTCTGTTAGTCCGTCGGCAAACAATGCTCCAGCGGAAGTTGCTTCGCCAAATGATTTGATGGTGTTATCCATCTCCTTGACCAGCGTGTTGTTAACAAATTTTGCAGTCTGTGTGGTTTTGTCGTAAAACGAGATAATGCCTTCGGTGACTGCCGCAATAGCCGCACCGGCTGCTAGTCCTTCAGGACCTAGCGCTGCCAACCCAGGGGCTGCTGTGGCAATGGCCTTGCCAAAGCCCTGTACCGTGCTGTTGGTTGCATCTAGGCCAGCATTTAGTACTTCGCCAGCGACCTGGAAAGCACTGGCATTACTTTGATATCCACCAATAACAGCCTTGGTAGCACCTGCAGCAAAACTGGTTAAGCCGCCAACGATGGATTGTGTTGCGTCCCAGAAGCGTTTGGTTTCTAATTCGCTGGTTGCTTGTCCTTTTGCAACAGATATTTCTTTTTGTAGCCTTGCTTTCTTTTCAGCTTCCTCGGATCCTTCAACTACGTCTTTTAATTTTTTTAGTTGTTCTTCGAGGTCAAGTATGGTATTGGTAGATGTGGCCCAGGTGCGCTCACCACGGCGTACTGATCGTGCCAGGCTGTCAAATTGGTCTTCACCGGTTTCCAGTTTCTTTCTTAGATCCTGCATGGCCTGAGCTGCTTTGTCACCCTGCTTGGTGCCATTGGCAAACGACTCAGCCAATTTTTTCATGCCTTCAGTTAGTTCTCTTAGCAGTTGCGGATCTATATTATTATCGCTCATGGTTTTTACCGGTAAATATACATGTATATCAATTATTTATGGGATTAAAATCTATGGAAAACACATCACCAAATCCGTTGGCCAAACACTTTAGACAGCCAGCAATCTATATCAAATTGCCCAGTGGCGGGCGTTTTTGGCCCGCAGACAGCTTGGATTTGCCTGTAACCGGCGAAATTCCCGTGTATCCAATGACAGCCAGAGATGAAATTACTCTGCGTACCCCAGATGCACTCATGAACGGGCAAGGAGTAGTTGATGTTATACAGAGTTGCTGTCCCAGCATCAAAGACGCATGGAAAATGCCCAGTATTGATGTGGATGCCATACTGCTAAACATACGCATTGCCAGCTACGGCAACAGCATGGATGTAGATACAACCTGCCCAAAATGCCAGGAAGAAAACAACTTTGCCTTGGATTTGAGTGGCATTACCGGCACTATCGGCATGCCCGACTACGCTACACCGGTGCAGTTTGACAATCTTTCAATCCTGTTGCGCCCACAACCATACTTTGAAATCAACAAGATCAACAAGATCAACTTTACTGAACAACAACTGTTGCGTACCGTCAACGACAGCGCCCTGTCAGACGACGAAAAGAAAAAGCAAGCCGAAGACTTCCTAACTCGCTTGATTGATTTGAACATTGATATCTGTGTCAACAGCACACAATCAATTACCACAGAAGATGGTACCGTAGTAACCAATCCTGCACACATCAAGGAGTTTTATAACTTGGCTGACTACAAGGTAGTGCGCAACATACAGGACCAATTGAAAGTGATTGGTGATCAAGCCGCAATCAAACCGGTACCTGTTGTATGTACTGCCTGCGCTAACCCTTACACCGTTCCATTGGACTTTGACTACGCAAGTTTTTTCGCCTAAGGCTTTTGACTCTAGACAATGAGGGCATTGTCAAGTACATTGATGACTTAGACAAGCAAACAAAAGCCATAAGAAACGAAGCATTAAAGTTCACTTGGTTCATGCGTGGGGGAGTTACTTACAATGAAGCCATGTTCTTGAGTCAGCAAGAAAGAGAAATCATTGGAAGTATTATCAAAGAACATATGGAAACAACTAAAGAGTCTGGACTTCCGTTCTTCTAAGATCTGCTTCGCCGATCTATTTCTTTCACTTCGTTCAGAAATCTTTTTTTCTTATTTGTTGTTTTTACGTATTATCCAGATTAATTGGTCATAATTCACCGTACAAAACGGTGAACATGACTTGCATTATCCGAGTAGCATAGTCATTTATTATAAAGAGATTTGTCTTACGACAGCAGAGGCGGTTGACCGGTACCCCTTACTCTAGCTTCACATATCAACGGAACCCTAGTGACCCGATAATAAATCCAAGTCCTATAAGCTGGGGTTGCTTTTTCTCATTGCCCCGACCATTTTTTGCCTTAAGTTAGCATTAGCCTTGCACACCCGAGAACATCTGGACTGGGTATTCCACCAGTCCGCAACGGGAGTCGAGTTGCCTCGACCAAACAGAGTGCGATATCGATTAAACTTTGTGTTTGCTACAGATAGACTTGGTGTCTTGAGATTAAATCTTGTTGATAATATGTGAGCCATGTACACGGACCTGTATGTGTCCGTTATAGTATTCATCGGTTTCTAATACTCGGCGAGCAAATTGTTCTCTCGCCTCAATGTAACTGCATTCAGCCTTGCTTTTACAGTAATATAATATCTCACGTGTAAAGTTGTCAACGCCTAATTCTGCCACATCTCGGGATAGTTCTGGACTTGACCCATAATAGGTTTGCCAGTCACTATCGATTGTACCTCGTATCTTTTTGCGTTTCTTCTTACCGTTTTTTAGTTTAACCATACGATAAGTGGTTTTTTTAAATCTTGCTAATTTTTTGCCAATATACTTCCGGCCAGATAATTTATTTGTGATCAAATAAACAAATCCGACACAGGTTTCGGGTAGGGTTTCTACGATATTGTTTTCGAAAATCCATGACATGCATAGTAGTTATCATCTTGCTACCAAGAAGTTGCATAATCTTGATTGACCACATTTTTTGTACATTTGGTCTGACATTCTTGCCACTTGAACTGTTTAAACTTACCTTCCCAAAACTTGTCAACCACTGCATCTGCTAGTGTTCTGTTATGCAAGTCAAAGCGTTTGGCCAGTTCCTGCCATTCGGTATTGTGTGTATAACGATTGGCTACCCAGCAACACGGAAACAATCTTCCCTGTGCATCTATATATAATCCTTTGTTACCTATTTCACACAAAGGTACAATGTCGCCTTGCGGCTGTATTTTTTTATACAGTTCCAAATTGATCTGTTTAACTGCTGTATTAATACCACGCGGGCTTAGTACTGTAACACGTCTTTCAAATCTATAGGAGTTGCTTACATACCGGTCACTGGGTTGTAGTGGATCTACTGTACCATAATTTGGGTATATCTTTCCAAACTTAGTACTTAAGGTCAATTGGAAAGCATCCATTCCCAGCTTATCGGCTAGTGATTGCATGTAATCAATGTGGAGTTCGTTGAATTTAAACGCAATAGCGGCCCATACTAATTTGCATGTACTAGTGGCTCTTAAGGTCTCAATACCTTGGATAATAGACACAAAATCGCTGTTTACTCTGTATAAATTATTACTTGCATTGTCGTATCCGTCAATGCTGAAATGTACTGTATCCTGCTCTGTTAATACACCACCTAACTCAGACCACCATTCTGTTTTTTTATGACTGCCATTGGTAATGATAACAATTTCAACAGGTTTAATTGTTTTAATATAACGAACAACAGCAATTAAGTCGTGTGCATATACAGGATCACCATCGTCTCCGCAAAAGGTGATCTTTCCTACATTGGCAAGAACGAACTCTGGTGTAAAGTTACGCTTGAAGAACTCTAAGTCCAATTCGGTATTGACCAAACCAGCAGGAACTTCCTGTCTAGCACAGCGAGGACAACGCAAGGTACACTTGCTGGATATTTCAACGTGAAAATGCCAAGTGGCTAACATAATTCCACCTCACGTTGCCATTGGCTATCAAATACTGTTATGTTGGATTTGGTTGTGCAAGTTGTAATGCAAGTGATATCTGCTAACTCTGGGTTATTCCAATTAACACTTACTTCTTTAATGTCAGTAATAAAATCATGCTGTCTTGCACCTAACCAACAACAAGGACTACGTCGACCTTGTGCATCTATGTAGACACTCTGCTCTGCTAGTGCATGACAGTCAATTTTTCCTGGTGTATAGGTAGGACGTTGCCACAACGTTGGCTCTTCTAATCCGTTGATATAGTCACGTTTGCTAACCTTGGCACGAAACCATTTAAAGCCCATGCTACGTGCTAGTTGTTCACAAGCATCAACTTGGTGTTCGTTATGCCGATACACCAGCATATCCCAGTGAGCACTTCCGCCAGCCGCAATAAACGCCTGCGCATTAAACATAACACTAGACCAATTTACATTTTTTCTGTATATGTGATTAGTATCTTCCAATCCGTCTATGCTAAAAACAACATAGTCTCGTGGTCGGTTAAATCTTAATCCAATCTGATTCCACCACCACTGATTGCGAATACCACCATTGGTGTTCATGCCCAAGGTAATGCTGGGATTGACTTTTCTAAAATAATCGTAAAGCTCCAAGGTATGCATTCCAGCAGCTGGATCGCCGTAGTTACCGCACATGAACATTTTATCCAAGCCAGCAATCGCATCGTCAGACAGATGTTGTTGTACCTGTGCCACAGTTAAATGATGTCGTAGTGATTTATCAAATGCAGTATCTGTTTCGCGAGCACATAGTGGGCATGCGGCCTGACAAACATCTGTGGATTCTAAGTGTACAACCTTATACAATTTCTACATCCGTGTTGTAACTGGTATAGCCGTTTTCTTTGACCACATGCAAGGTGTTGTTTACACGACCGCTCAATTCATCCTTGTGTGATACTAACCAAATACTCTTGTTGCTTTCGCGGCTCATCTTTTTAAGAATAGCCAGAGCATTTTCTACACCCGAGCTATCCATGCCAGAGTCAACTAGTTCGTCAATAAACAAAAGATTGATAGGCTGGTATAGACTTTCCCACACATCGCGGAATGCCCAGGACAGACTCAAGATAAGTCTGTTGCGTTCGCCACGTGATAGATTGTCAAAGTCCAGATCGCGACCCAACTCTGTGATAGTCACACTCAAGTCGTTATTAAACTTAACTTGATGTGGCAGACCAATACGATCCAGGTACTGTCCTAGTCTAGCATTTAGATAACTTAGATTTTGATCGATAATGCGTTTGCGAATAAATGAATCCTTATTGGTCAACAACTTTAACAAGAACTCTTGATGATCTCGCAAGTTGGCTAGATCATTCATGACGGCATAATCAATTTCCTCAATGCCTTTTTCCTGCATTTCTGCAATTTGTTCTGTGTAAGGATCTGCTTCAGTCAACTTGGTTTCCAGTTGCTTGATTAGGCTATCAACTGATGCCTGATGGTGAATAGCATCCGATTCTTTGTCATAGAAGGTTACTGGACGCGGGCCCAGTTCGCCCAACCCAAGCTGAGCCTGCTGTAGTTCAGCCAAAGTGGCAACATGTTGTTCCTGATTCTGCTTTGCTGTTGATAAATCTCTCTGCTTTGATCCCAGGACCTGTTGGTGCTTTTCGTCATGGAACTCTTGACCGCAGGTGTGACACGTATGATTTTCAAGCGAAACAAGTTCTGCTGATATTTTGCTAACCGTTTTTTCCTCACGGGAAAGGTCCATTTTTGTACGTGTAATCGCCGACGATAATTCATTGAGATCCTTTCGAGTCTGATCCCATGTCTTGAACGCCTGGTGTGCCTGAATCTCGGCCTGGATGTCGATTTTCTGTAGTTCTTCGATTGCTGTCTGTAGCTTTTTGATCTCTTCTTCATGTTTGGTCACCCATAGGCCTTGCCTACGCTTTAGGCTTTCAATTTGTTCTTCAATACGCTTATTGGCATCGCCTACTGCCTTGATACGTGCTTCTTCGGCAGTGATAGCATCTTTGGTAGCCTTGCCCTGCTCTTTTAATCGATCGGCCTTTTCACTCAATAGTGTAATACCCAACAACTGTTCAATTAATGTACGCTGATCATTGGCTTTGAGTGCCAGGAACGGCTCGGTATAGGTATTGAGAGCAACAATGTGCTTGAACATTTCGTGACTCATGCCCAACATGCGTTCAATTTCGGCCTGTGTTTCTCTTGAATCGCCCTGTGCATCATCGGTGATTTCTTGTTCAGTGTCACCTACAAAGAAGCGCATTACGTTGGGTTTACGACCTCGTTCAATGCGATAATTGACGCCATCTCGTTCAAAATCGATAGTGACCATCATGCCCTTTTGATTGGTCTTGTTGATCAAGTTGTCTTTTTTAATGTTGGTCAAGGCATTGCCGTACAAGGCATAGCTAAGAGCATTGATAATAGTGGTTTTACCTGTGCCATTACGTGCCCCAGTATCATCGCCACCAAGATCCAGGTTTTCACCTAACACCAAAGTTAAATCCTTGCGATCAAAGTTTACGGCCTGTGTGGTATTGCCCACACTCATAAAATTCTTAACAGTAAGGTCTTTTATTTTAAATGTCATTAGAGATTACGATAGATATCCAAGAGTAAATTCTTATTAAACTGCTCGCTGTCGATCGAGTTCAGTTGTCCAAACACAATCTGATCCACTGATTCAAATGCTATATTACCCTGTATTTCGTATTCTGTCAAGTCTGTTACCTTGGCCGGAATTAAGGTAATCTCACGCAGGTTGTAAGTGTCGATAAATGTTTCTTTGATAAAGGTAGCTTCTTCGTAGCTAATATCAATGTCCAAGTTTACACGCACATGCATGTTGGGTTTCAGCATAACTTCGGTATGCTTGAGCACATCCGACAAATTGAACACACGATACATAGGCTGATCGGGCCAGGCATGATACACCGGCTCTTTGTCCCATTCAAGTATCATCAAGCCTCTATCATCGTCGCCGGCATCGGCATAGTTATGTGGGAAACAGTTGCCCAGGTAAGTGACATTGCCACGAGTCTGGCGTTTATGGAAATGCCCTGAGTACACATGCTCAAAGCCCTTAAGGTCATTTTTAGGATCCACTTCGCCATGATCTGGCATAGCTACCATGGCATTCATTAAATATCCGGGCAGTTCAAAATGCCCAAATAAGTATTTGCCTTTTAGCTTTTTAAGCTTCTTAAAGTCATCGCCCACGAGCCAAGGAGCAATAGTAACATCACCCATAGTAGTCCAATCGTTACAAATGTGAATGTTACTGAGGTGTCGGGCCCACTCCACAGATTGTACATCACGTTTATCACGATAATACAAATCATGATTTCCGGGAATAAAGTAAGTATTCGCAAAATTGGCATTCAGGTGCTCCAGAGCCTGTAGGCTGTACTGTAAGGTTAGGATATTGATTGAGGCACGATTGTTGTGCCAGTCACCTAAAAAGAATGCAGTATCACATCCTTCTTCCAGGGCCTTGGCCGTGGCCCACTTAACAAAATTTAAGCAATCTTCGTTGTGTAGCGTACTGTTTGACTTGAGTCCAAAATGGATGTCAGTGAACACAGCCGCCTTCTTGAAAAGGTTTGTCATAGATTACAAGTATAGACTACTAAATGATAAAAATCAACGACAGATTCGTTCAATCGTCGTAGCCACCATCTGACCCGCCGGAGGTAGCAGATATTTTCATGCCTTGGCGTGTGTATGATGGAGTTAAGTTGTTCATTTCGAGGATATCATCTCTAAGATTTTGATTACGCTTTTCGATATTAAGTACCCGAGTAAATGAATTGGTGATAGCAGCAGTATAATAGGCAAACGGGTTTTGGCTTTTGAATTCATCAAATTGTAATCCGATCTGTGATAGTTGTAGTAAGGCTTGACTGCGCATTTCGTCATTGTAGGTATAACCACGCCAGTTGCTACGTGTAGCATAGCGTTCGCATAGCTTGATAAACATGTGAGCCAGCTTGGGAGTCATCTTGCCGTGATCTTTTGAGAAGTGACCTTTTTTAAGTGTGCCGGCCCAGTGACTCTTGCCAACGCACACAGGCTCGCCTTCAGCGGTGACCTTGTAGTGTTGAAAGGGCGGAAAATTGCATTTGACATATTTGGTATTGCCGGCAATGTCCAACTCGTCATCGTCGTACTCGCTACGTACTGGGCCATCCTCTTCTTCCAGAGCCTTGACAGCGGCCTTACGACTCTTGACATCATCGACCGGCACATGTTCCCAGGTCATTACACGAAACACCACATCAGTATCAGCAATGTCCTTGAGTTTGACTTCAAATTCATCCAATTTACGTTTGATACCGTCAGCGGCCACAGCGGCTTCGTGTGCCAGTTTGGTCAAGCGTTCAGCACGATTTTTACGAGCCTGTAATATGTTCTTTTTGTTTATTTTGTTGACGTCGGGCACGATCATGTCGTAGTCTGCGTCTTTTGGATCTGCAAAACAGCAGTAGGTTGTTTTACTTTTGTGGATTTCTTTTAGAATGTCTTTGTTGTTGAGATAATTATGGCGCACCTTCGTTTCCTTTAAAGTTAGCACATACTAACATATTTAATTTCGCGCTGTCAACCTTTTATTTTATTGAATCTTTATATACGCATATATTGGAACCGATAAATAATATATAACAAGGAACAATATGCCAGTACTGCCCAATCAGACTCTAAACAATGCGTTGAATCAAAACGCCGGCATAGGTACCCAAATTACCCAGGCTATCACATCTAGTCTTGAAGGTAGTGTGGGTGCCAATCCTTTCATGGGCCGACAAAATGTCAACAGCATGTATGCCTATAGTGCTACCAATGGCGGCGGATTTCAAACCAAAGGGCCCAATGTCATAGTCAACTACCCGCAGGCCAGTTATGACTGGCGAGTGCGAGTGACCTTGGCACCAAATGCCAACTATTTTTATGCTGATCCCAGCAACAATCTACTGGCACCACTACGCACAGAATCCAGCAACAACATTACCAGTGCTGTGGTAAACACCGTGAATAACCTGTTTGGGTCTGGTGGCCAACAGCGTATTGGAGTTGTATTTCCTTACACTCCAAGTGTAACGGTACAGCATACTGCAAACTATGCTCCGCAAAAACTAACACACAACAATTACACACAATATTTCTATGAAAATTCAGAAGTTGGTCCAATCACCATTTCTGGAGAATTTACAGTACAAAACGTAAACGAAGGTCAGTACCTGTTGGCAACCATTTACTTCTTTAGATCAATTACCAAGATGTTCTTTGGAGCAGATCCTCTGGCAGGTAATCCTCCTCCGATTGTTTACCTAAATGGTTACGGTCAATACTACCTGCCCAATGTGCCCTGCGTGTGTACCAGCTTTAGTCATACCATGCCAGAAACCGTTGACTATGTGGACGTGCCTGAACCTGGATTGAATTATAATCCGCTCTTGACCAAGCCGGTATTAAATAGTACACGCTTGCCAACCACCAGTACCGTTAGTATAACACTACAACCAGTCTACAGCCGAATTGCACAGAGCCAAGGATTTACTCTCAATGACTTTGCTCGTGGTGCACTAGTAAATTCACCGGCATCGGGTGGGTCTGCCAGTTCGTTTGGCGCAACACAAATACCCCTCAATGGTGGCAAGCCCGGCAACGGAGGATTCCTATAATGTCAGTCAAATATACCTATGCTCCTGCTAGTCCTTACTATGGTACTCCAACCTGGGGTCCTTTTTTAGACATTTGGAAATACAACAATTTAACTATCCCAACAGATGTAACCGATGCGGTATATCAAATTGATCCACCCTACAACTATCGCCCAGATCTCTTGGCCTACGACCTGTACCATGATACAAACTTATGGTGGGTGTTTGCTATTCGCAATCCAGACGTCTTGGTAGATCCAGTTT